TGAGTGTGGTTTACCAGGGAGACGTGATGCTCGGGCGCTTGGCGTGCGGTGCGGACTACCTGAACCCTGCAGCTTCTGTTGAGCTGTATGTAGGTGCTTCTGCTCCTTCTGCATTCTGATTTTTATACACAAGGGATTCTTCGGAGTCCCTTTTTTTTATTCATTAGTATCTCATGGCTACAATCCCAAACAATCCAACTACAGAACAACTCGATTCAGTTAATGAGATGCTTGCTGCTGTCGGCCAAGCTCCTGTTAACCAATTAGAAGCAACCAACCCGGACGTTGCACTTGCCTTTGATACGTTGACTAGAACGTCACGTGAGGTACAGGCAGAAGGCTGGACATTTAATAAGGAATACCACGTTAAACAATCTCGCACTAATGTTACTGTTAGTGGTGTTACCCAAACTAGAATTGTTATACCTGACGATGTAATTCAAATTGATCTTTCTACAGATCATAATAACGCATCCCATGACTCTGTTAACCGTTACGACAGTAGTGGTTCTTTAGCTGGTAGGTTTTTGTATGACCGAGAAAAACATACCTTTAACTGGGATTACGATCCAGACTGCGATATTACACGTGAATATGATTTCATTAATTTACCTAGACCTATACGTGACTATGTATTAGCAAGAGCAATTACAGTATTTGCTCATCGCTTAGTAGGTGACTCTAATCAATTTGATATTCACAGACAATACGAAGCTGAAAGAAAAGCACAAGCTTTGGAATACGAATGTAATCAAGGTGATTACACATTCTTTGGTCAACCAGAAGGTGGTAATTTCTATACCAGCTATCAACCTTATACAGCACTATCTCGTTCTTAATGGCTAACATCACTCAACAAATACCGAACTTTCTGGGTGGTGTATCTACGCAACCAGATGATCAGAAACTACCTGGACAAGTAAGAGACATTATTAATGGTTACCTTGACCCTACTTTTGGTTTAGTTAAACGTAATGGTTTTATATGGAAAGCTAATCTTGGAGCTAATACAGCTACAAACTATGCTACTGGACATTGGTTTTACTACCGTTATGACAGCACTGAAGCTTACGTTGGTGTAATTAAAAACCAAACAGTAAAGATGTGGAACGTCTCTACTGGCGTAGAGAAGTCTATTTCTAATCAAACAAGTCAAGCTTATTTAAATGGAGGTATGAATGACTTTCATGTCATTTCACGTCTTGATCAAATTCTCATCGTTAATAAATCAATTACTGTTACCACTACTGGTACTACTCCCGGTTCTCTTAGTGGGACAGTAGCTAGTATTGCAAGCCTACCTGCTGCATCTTCTAACAATGGTGCTTACTATAAGGTTGCTAATACAAGCGCAGCTGAAGATGACTACTATGTTAAATCAGATGGAACTACTTGGATAGAAGCAGCAAAGCCTGGTATTGCTTTAGGATTTACAGCTTCCACCATGCCTCACAGAATTAGGCGTGACAGTAGTGGTAATTTTATTTTTGAAACTTGTACTTACGATAACCGAACAGTAGGTGATTTAACAACCAATCCCGATCCATCTTTTGTTGGAAAAAAAATTACACACCTTTTCTTTACCAACAATCGCCTTGGATTTTTGTCTGATGAAAATGTCATTTTAAGTCAGCCAAATAAATTCTTTACTCTTTTTTCTGTCTCTGCACAATTACTGACTGACGCTGATCCAATTGATCTTGCTTGTGTTAGTATGCGTCCAGTGAAGCTGACTGCTGCAATACCAGTTACACAAGGTGTAGTTTTATTTAGCCGTCAACAACAGTTTATGTTGTTCTCGGATACTGGTGTCCTGACTCCTGCTCAAGCTGTTGTCAAATCTATCTCTAACTATGAAGTAGATGATGTAATACCACCTGTAGAGTATGGCAGTAACATTGTATTTGTAAATAAAACTGCAGATTATTGCCGTACTATTGAGATGTTTACTCAAGGACAAGGCAATAACCCTATCTTTGTAGATATTGGTAAAGAGGTTACACAATACATACCTAGTTCTGTTGATGCATTAATCTCTAATGCTCAAAACTCTTTCATTGGTATGTACGATCAAGCTTCTAAAAAGGCTTACTTCTTCCGTAAATATACAGAAGGTGATCAAGTTTTAATGCGTGGTTGGTATGGCTGGGAATTGCCAGGTAATGTGCAATTCTTAGCTACTGATAACGATGAAATGTTTGCAGTGACCAGCCAAGGGACACAACTTACATTGTTATCTTCTCAGTTAAATACTATACCTACTGGCACACAAGTTTCTTCCGGTAGTATTAAAGAATCTAATCCTTCTTTTGATTTTATTGCTGACCCTAAGGCTACTTCAAATTACGCAACTGGTAAACGATATGTCAATAATGAGACACGTATTTATATTCCTTTTGAAATTATCAGTGGATTAAGTCCTGTAGCTGTGCAAGATGCTGCAACTGGTTCTACTTACTCTGGTTTCTTCCAGACTTGTACAACAGGCACTGATTCTGAAGGGAGTTACTTTGCCATTACTGGTAAAGATTTAACTGCTTTAGATTGGCTGGTTGGTTATAAACTTGACTTTAAAGTTGACATGCCGTATTTATACTACCGTGCTCAAGATTTTGTAGACGTAACTGCATACTTAGCTATTCATAGGATTAAATTTTCTATTGGATTGTCAGGTCAGTGTAACTTCTTAATAACTCCTAAAGGTCAAAGTCAAACTACATACGAAGCTACTACTATTAAGAGTAATGAATATACTTATGATAGCATTCCAATTGATGATCGTGTAGTCTTTTCTGTACCTGTTTTGCAGAAAAATACAGGATTTGACCTACAAATTTCCAGTAGCAACCCTTATATCGTTTCACTAACTTCAGCTATGTGGGAAGGTAACTATTCAACTAAATTCTACGCGAGGGCTTAATGTCAAGAACTATACAAGGTGAGGCCAGAAATCAAAAACAACTTGCAAATTTATTCAATAGTGGGACTCGTGGTCCGAAAGATAACAATCGTCTTTACAGAAAACGGCCAACCGATATACCCACAGTAGAAAAACCAGAGATTGTCAACAAAGGTCCTGATAACATCCCTGGAAACTTCCAAAGTATTGTAAGTAAACCACTTACTGAAGCACCTGAAATTGGTTACCTAAGTGGTGATCACAGGAAACATCTAGGTAAAAATCAAAAAACTTTCGCAGATGCTACTGCTCTTCATAATTACGAGTTTTTATTAGACGAAGGTGCTCGTGAATTTGAAGCTGCTACTAAAGCACAAGCGATTCAACGTGAGCAAGCTAGACAGCAGTACATCGATAAGATGCAGCAACGTGACATTCAAATGAATGCTCAGCTGCAAGCTTATGAGGAAAATCAACAATTAATTGCTAATCAACTTGCTTTTAATAAAGCAGGTGCTGATCGTGCTTTAGGTGATGCACAAACAATCTTAGGTGATCGTCTTACTCAAATTGATTTTCAATCTGAAGGTATTGATCTTCAGCAACGAGAACAAACCTTAAACACAGCTACATCTATCG